CGCCCGAGCTTCTCCTGGCAGGATTTCGAGCCGCAGGAACACGCCACCGCCTTCACCGTGGCCAAGGCCATGCAGCTCGACGCCCTGGAGGCTATCCAGACTTCACTGCAAGAGGCCATCGACGAGGGTATCCCGTTCCAGCAATGGCAGCGCGAACTGACGCCGCGGCTTCAGGCGATGGGCTGGTGGGGTCGCAGCGAGATGACCGATCCGCTGACGGGTGAGCTCCGCGAGGTCCAGCTTGGATCGCCCCGCCGCCTGCGCACGATCTACCGTGCCAACCTGCGCACCGCCCGGGCCGCCGGTCAGTGGGACCGTATCCAGCGTACAAAACGCGCTCTCCCCTATCTCGTTTATCTGCTTGGCCCGTCGATCCGGCACCGCCCGACACATGAGGCCAAGGAAGGTCTGGTTTTGCCGGTGGACGATCCGTTCTGGGCGCAGTGGTTCCCACCGAACGGATGGGGCTGCAAGTGCCACGTGCGCCAGATCACCCGCCGAGAGGCCGAGGACAGAGGCATTGGCGACAGCCCCAATATCCCGACCCGGCAGGTATTCAATGCCCGCACCGGCGAGCTGCGCCAGATCCCGTCGGGCATCGATCCCGGATGGGAAACCAATCCGGGCCTGACCCGGCAACGCCACGCCGAGCAGTTCCTGGCCGGCCGCCTGGACGCGGTCGACCCGGAGATCGCGCGGGTGGCGGCGCGCGACATGGCCACGAGCTGGCGGGCGCAGAGAATTGCGGACGGAACCGCAGGCGGAATGACCCCGATAGCGATGTTGCCGGATGATTTGCGGGATCGGCTTGGCAGCCAGACCTCGGTTGTCCGGTTCTCCGATCAGACCGCAGCCAAGCAAAGGGTCGAGCACCCCGAGATCACATCGCCGGACTACGCCCGGATTGTCGACATCGTGAATACGGCCGTCGTCATCCGCGATGGCGCAAGCCTGGTCTTTGTCGAGCGCGCCGACGAACTCCCGTGGGTCACCGTGATCAAGGCCACCGCAGATCGCTCCGAGCTATACCTCACCACTCATTATCAGACGAGTTCGGCGCGCTACGTGCGCAGACTGCTTGGGCGCGGTCTGTTGCTGAGAGAGTGATTGCGCCTGGGAGGACGTCACATCCTCCGCGGCTCTGAGGCCGGGTAGACGGGATACTTGGCTCAGGCGCACCCTCGATATAAGCCCAATTTCGCCTCCGATCAACCGCAGAGCGCCCAACGCACCCTGCCAGCCTCACGCAATGGGGTCATTTAATACCCATTAAATAGGCTAGGATTGCCAAGAGCGGATTTTCTGGGGCATGGTCGCGGTCAGGGGGTCAGGACCCGTCACCGGGCCGCTCAGCGCCTCGGCCCAAATGGGCCCCGAAAGCCTTCGGCGGGGATCGGGACGCGCCCAGGGGCGATAAAGCCCTCATGAGCCGCACAACTACCACAGAACTGATGGGCATTGCCCTCAATGTCGAGGGCGATACCGCCCCCGAATGGGTCCAGCTTTTGCCGGCCGGCCCCCGCATGAAGGGGCGTGACGGCCGCGAATGGATCATGCCCCGGCCCGAGGCCGTAGTTGAGGCTTTCGCACTCAACAGGGCCGAGTTGCCCATCGACTTCGAACACGCGACACAGGTCAAGGGCGACAGGGGTGAGCGGGCCGACGCCGTTGGCCACATCATCGAGCTTGAGGCGCGCAATGGCGAGGTCTGGGGCCGCGTCAGCTGGAACGACACGGGGCGCGAAGCGCTGGTCAGCCGTGCTTATCGCTATCTCAGCCCTGTTTTCAAATTCAGCAAGAGCGCCAGAGAGATCACCCGCATCGTCTCTGCCGGTCTGACCAATCTTCCAAACCTGCATGTGACCGCCCTCAACAAGGAGGCCGGCGAAGAGGAGACCGCAATGAACCCGGAAATTCTGGAGGCTCTGGGCCTCAAGGATGGCGCGTCCGATGGCGACGTGCTGACCGCGATCAACAGGATCAAGACGGACGAGCGCACCGCGCGCAACCGTGCCGAGCAGCCCGACGCCGACAAATTCGTGCCGAAGGCCGACTACGAAATCGCCATGAACAGGGTGCGCGAATTCGAGACCGCCGAGGCCGAGCGGGCCGGTGCCGAGATCGAGGCCGCTGTCGATGCCGCGACCGAGGCGGGCAAGATCGCCCCGGCCTCCCGCGACTACCACATCGCCGCCTGCCGCCAGGAGGGTGGCCTGGAGCGCTTCCAGAAAATGGTCGACGCCGCGCCCGAGCAGCTCGGCAAATCCAAGCGCGCCGACAATCCGAAACCCGGTGGTTCTGCACTGAGCCCCGAGGAAACCGCCGTGTGCCGCCAACTCGGCATGACCGAAAAAGACTTCGCCGAGGCGAAGGCGAAAGAGAAAGCTTAACTCATGGCCATCATTACCGCCGCTCTTCTCAATGCCCTGCGCACGGGCTTCAAGAAAACCTTTGACGACGCCTTCAATACGATGCGCGCCGAAAGCTTCTACGCCGACGTCGCCACCGTCGTGCCGTCGACCACCGCCTCCGAGACCTATGGCTGGCTTGGCGATTTCCCCGACCTGCGCGAATGGGTCGGTGATCGTGTCGTAAAGGACATGAAGGAAAGCGGCTACCAGATCGTCAATAAGGAATGGGAAAGCACCGTCGGTGTGAAGCGACCGCAGATCGAAGATGACAATCTGGGCATCTACACGCCGATGGTGCAGGCCATGGGCCATTCCGCCGCGCGCCACCCCGACCGGATGATCGCCGATCTGATCAAGACCGGCGATGCCAATCTCTGCTATGACGGGCAGAATTTCTTCGACATCGATCACCCGGTCTATCCGAACCACGATGGCACCGGGGTCGCCGCGACCATCGCCAATATGGTGGCCGGCGTGGGCCCCGCCTGGTATCTTCTGGACACCACCCGCCCGCTGAAGCCGTTCATCTTTCAGGAGCGCATGAAGCCGGAGTTCGAGGCCAAGACCGACCCGCGCAATTCGGATGCCGTCTTTACCTCGAACCAGTTCCAATATGGCGTCTATTCCCGCCACAATGTCGGCTATGGCTTCTGGCAGTGCGCCTTCATGTCCAAGGACACGCTGAACGGCGACAATCTGGACGCGGCGATTGCCGCCATGATGGCGTTCAAGGCCGATGGCGACCGCCCCCTGGGTATCACCCCCAACCTGCTGGTCGTTCCGCCCGCCCTGCGCGCAGCAGCCAACAAGACCGTGAAGGTCATGCTCACCGATGGCGGTGCCTCAAACGCAAACTACGAAGCGGTCGACGTGAAAGTCGTTCCGTGGCTGGCATAGGGAGCGCGGGATCATGTTTGACCCCGAAGTAGATGCCGTGCGCATCGCCGCCACCAGCCGCCAGGGCTTTTTCCGCTGCGGACGTGGCTTCACCTATGAGGGTGAGATCGTGGGCGTGGATGCGTTCACCGAAGAGCAGTGGGAAATCATCCTGGACGACCTAAACCTGCGGGTCACGCCGGCGGGTGAGCTTCCCGAAACCGAAGCGCAGGCGCGGTTCGACGTGATCTGGGGCGCGATCCAGATCCTGCCCGCCGAGGGGTTCCAGAAGAACGGCAAGCCCAGGCTCGAGGATCTGAACGCGGTGCTGTCGGATGACATTGACGGTCCCATTGATGCGGGCGAGCGCGACGCGATTTGGGACCAGATGACCAAGGGCGGGTTCGAAGCGCCGAAGCCGCCCGACTGACCCCCTCCCCAGGCGAACGCCCGGCGCGGCAGCATTGGCCGGGCAAGTAGGTCAGAGCGACGGAGCTGACGGCAGGGCCGTGACAGCCGGGAGAGACCGGCACCGGGATACCAGAGCGCGCCCGCCGACAGGCGCGAGCAATTGGGTGGCTGCAGCGGCGGGGCGGCCACCACCCAATCCGACAGGACGCACATGGCCTACGCCACGCAAGCCGATATCGTCACACTCTATTCCGAGGACGCGCTTTATGTCGCTGATCGGGATGGTGACGGCGTGCCGGATGCGGCGGCAATCACGCGGGCCCTGACCTCGGCCTCCGGCGAAATCGACAGCTTTCTGAACGTCCGATATTCCGTGCCCATTACCGCCGCGTCTGATCTGCTGACGCAGTTTTGCGTCGATATCGCACTCTATCGCCTGGCGCTTGGCCGCGATGTGCTGACCGAAGAGCACCGCAAGCGCTATGAAGACGCGCTGGCCCACCTCAAGCTGATCGCCGCGGGCAAGGCCGCGCTGGTCCTGCCCGTGCCTGCGGGCGAGGAAGAGGCCGAACAGACCGGCCCGCGCCCCATCGTCACCGGTGGCCCCGAGCGCGAGTTCACCCGCGAAAAGATGCGGGGGCTGTGACATGAGCGGAGCCGCGTTCAGCACATCTCTCGAAGCCGTCGGCCTGGACGAGGCCATCGCAAAACTGATGCGGCTCGAGGCCTTCGATGGCGCGCAGCTCATGGATGAGGCCGGTGCCCTTCTGGAGAGCTCCACCCGGGGCCGGTTCGACACCAAGGTTTCACCCGACGGCGACGCATGGGAGCCGTGGTCGGAGCGCTACGACGAAACGCGCAACCACGGCGCGCATTCCCTGCTTGTTGAAGGCGGATGGCTTCGCGACAGCATTCAGAGCTACGCGACAGGGACCGAAGCGAGGGTCGGCTCCAATCTGGTCTATGCAGCCATTCACCAGTTCGGCGGAGAACCCGTCGAAAGCAACATCCCGGCGCGTCCTTATCTTGGCATCTCGTCTGAGGACGAAGCCGATCTGCACGACCTGGTCGGCTCCTATGTCGAGGAGCTGCTGCATTGACCGTGTCGCCCACCCTCCTCTTCGATCTGCCCCAGTTGGTCTGCAATGGCATTGACGAGGTCCTTCCCGATCTCGAACGCTCGGCTCCCTTTTACGGCGAGTTCACCTTCGCCGAGCTCAAAAGCATGGGCCTGCCTTCGCCGGCCGTCCTGGTCTCGCTCCTGCGTCTACGCCAGGCGCGCGAGGCCGCGGGCGGCCTGGTCGAGTTTCATGCGGGCATGGTGGCCTACGTGATTACCAAGAACAGCCTTGGCGCGGGCCGCGACCAGGCGGCAACCAACATCGTCCAGGCCCTGCACCAGCTGATCCCCGGCAATATCTGGGGCAATGCGGCCTGCGGCCAGGCCCGAGACGTCACCGCGCGGCCCGCCATCACCAAGGAGACCCGCGACGCGGGCGTGTCGCTCTGGCTCGTCATGTGGGTGCAGCCGATCACCTTCTTTGCCGAGGAACCCGGTCCGCTCAGGGCTGAGCTTTACGTGAGCCAGGCCCCCGATATCGGTGCCGCGAATGAAGGTTCTTACGACCAGGTGGGAGACGCGACATGAGCTATGAAGCCGCGGAAGCCGACCGGCGCATCGCCGCGCTCCTGCAGATCGGCACCATCATCGAGGTCGATGAGAACGCGGCAACCGCCCGCGTTCAGATGGGGGATCTGACCACGCCGATGATCCCGGTCAACGCGCTCCGCGCCGGCGGCATTCAGATCTGGTGGATGCCCACGGAGGGCGAGCAGGTCATGGTCGGCGCGCCGTCGGGCGACTTGGCCCAGGCGGCGATCCTCGCCAGCTACTACGCCGGAAACGCCCCGAGCGCGAACGGTGCCGAGCCGATGATCAACCTCAACGGCGGCCGAATGCACCTGATCGGCGATCTGATCGTCACCGGCGACGTGATCGCCCAGGGCGTGAGCCTCGTCCATCACACTCATGGCGGTGTCACGCCAGGTGCCGCCAGCACAGGAGAACCGAACTGATGACTGCCAAGACGCAAGACTATGTGACCAAAGCCGCCGGTTGGGTCGCGGGCAAATACCGCGCCGAAGGAACGAAGGTCCAGCTGACCGCCGCACAGGCGAAATACGAAAACGTCATCTTGGCATCCGAGACCGGGCCGAAGGAAGACAGCGCACCGGCCAAGGCGGCCACCGAGGCCGGGCGCAAGGGGAGCCGTGCCAAGAAATGATCGGAATGGACCGGCATACCGGGCGCACGCTCAGCGGTGACGCGCATCTGGCGCAATCGATCACCGACATCCTGACGACGCCGAAGGGCACGTTGGTGATGCGGCGCGACTATGGTTCGGACCTGCCGGATATCATCGACCGCCCGATGAATGGCATCACCATGATCGACGCCTATCTCGCTATTGCCGAGGCGCTGGATCTCTGGGAGCCGCGTATCTCGGTCGAGCGGGTGCAGATTGCCGCCGCGCGGGCAGGCTATGCCGAGATTAATCTGACCATTGAGAGCGCCGAAAGCGACGAAGGCGAGAGCCTGCCCGTTATCGTGAGGGCGGCGGCATGAGCGGATTTGCACAGATCAACCTGGCCGAGCTGCCCGCGCCCACGGTCATACAGACGCCCGCCTTCGAGGATCTCTTTGCCGAGATGA